CTGCTGGACTTGGACCTGTGTAAGTAATTACACCCGATGCATATGAAAGAGAACCGTCTCCGCCAGTGTCTACATGGCTAAAGAATCCTTCAACTACTGCTTCTAAATCATTAACTTGTGATGATGTAATATCTATTGTTACATTTGATGCTGATGTTAACTGTCCGCCTGCATTTACTGTAAAAGTAGGCACTGTTGATTGATCACCGTAGTCGCCTGCTGTTACACCTGTATCTGTGAATACAGTTGCTATGTTTATTGAGTCGCCGGCATTTTGTAAATTATATGATGTAGAACTAACTGCACCAGATACTTGAACTGAAAAAGGAGAAGATAAGGAATCTGCCGCTGTTGCTGTTCCTGTTAAGTTGGCTTCTACTGTAGGTGCTACTATTGTTTTATCTATGACAAGTTTGTTGGTTGAACTTTGGTATGTTAATACACCGTATCCGGCGCCTGATCTTAACTTTAATGTTGCGTCTGTGGCTACGTCATCTTTGTCGAAGCCATCACTGTTAATAATGAAGGTTTCACCTTCAAACTTTGTTTCGCTGTATGTTACGGTATTGGTATATTGTCTTTGCTCAATATTACCTTCAATGATCAGTCGACCCTGAACTATTAGTTCTTCGTCTGCATTTATATATGTTCTTTTATTTGCCATTTAGTAATCCTACGCCAACAGTTGTCTTACAACTATTTATCATAATGAAACAAAAGATTTTTCAATCAAAAAAAAGCACTCCGAAGAGTGCTTTTAATTTTCTGGTAAGTTTTAAGGCTTACTGGAATGCTACGTTTGACATGCTAATTGCATCAACGTAATCTGCCGCGTTACCCAATGAACTTGCTGTGTTAGTAAGTTCTTTGTAACCATAACGTGTCATGAATGACACTACTGGTTCAAATGTAGCAGGATCCATAACTGGACCTGTGCTCATTAATGGTACGTATGGGCAGTAGAATGCTGGAGCATCAGTTTCGCTTGAACCTTTGTAACCAACAAGTACTTTAGTACCGTCAGCCGCGTAGTTGTCTACGAAGACTTTGATTGTTCCATTTAAAGTACCTACAAACTTAGTGTTTGTTGGTGATTCAAAAGAACCTTCAGTTGTTCTTGCGAACGTTGAAGTTGATGCTGACTGAAGAACAGTTAATGCTTCTGGAGATACTACGATGTAGTTACCAGCGCCACGTCTTGTTCTTGCCGCTATTCTGTTTGCCGCACGGTTGATTTCGATTGCCAATAAAGCATGACGATCACCGACGTATGTAGGAGTATATGCTGAACCTAAAGCGTTGAAGTCTAAAGCCGTACCTGCACCAGCAAGAGTTCTTAGTGAACCGATAATTTCTTGGTCGATTTCAACTACGATTTCTTGTGCTAATGCCTGCATGATTTCTGCTTCGACGTCTACGCCGTGCATTGCTTCTGCATCTTGAGCCGCCTCAAAAGTCCAACGAGCTGAAAGACGTCTTGTCTTTGCTTCAACTGTTTCTTTTAAGATCTGAATGCTCATCTTCTTACCTGCTGTTCCTTCAGCGGCCGCAGTTGCGTCCGGAGAACCAGCGTAAGAATTAGCAAGTTTGAAAGGACTTAAAGCCTCATCACCTGCTGTTGCTCCACCACCAGTTTCCGCATAACGGACTCTTAGTGTGTGAATTTGCCCTACTGGGCCAGTCATAGGCTGAACACCTACTAATTCGTTTGCGATCACGGAAGGCATAACCCTTCTGATCAAAGGTAACATTACCTTGTTTAATGTTGCTACTGAACCTGCACCTGTTGCACCTGTGGTTGCGGCCTCTGACAATTGACGCTTTGCGTTTTCGAGGACCACGTCCATAGTTTTTTGACGTTGACCACTAAGGCCTTCCATCAATGCATCTTTGGTTGCGGACCAGTTGCTTTCAAATAAATTTGCCATTTTTTTGCTCCTGATTATTTTGAAAGTCCGGCTAATTTACGGATCGTTTGTATTTCTACAACATCCGTGCTGTCATTGGCTTCTACTTTCGCAGATGCCTTCTTGTTGCCTGTTTGTTCTGTTCTAACAGACTCTGTTATTGTTTTCTTTACTCTCATTGTCTCGCCATCTAAAACTGATGGTAGATACTTATTGAATTGCTTCTCTAAGTTTTCTGTCTTAACACTTTCAAGTAAATCTGACATAATCTCTTTCTTCTCTTTGCCTAATGGTGCTAATAGATCAGATAATGTCTCTTTACGAGCATAACGATCGTTTGCTATTCTTAGTTTTGATTCCACAAGTTTCGTACCTTCTGCTTCCGCATTAAGTTTTTCTGTTGCTTCTCTTAACTTAGTTTCCATTTCGGCTAATGCTTTTTGAACACCTTTGATTTCTTTTGCTTCATTCAAATAACTTACGTTATATTCTGTTGCAAATGCTTCAAAGATTCTACGTCCAAAGTCATTCTCACGTGCTGATGTGATGTCATCACGGAAAGATTTTACTTCGTTAACAAGAACGTTATTAATAACGCCTTCGACCTTTTGAGCCGCCTTTTTAATGAAGTCTTTTTTGGCTTCTGCTAATTGCTTTTTGCCTTCTCTAACCATTTTAACTTTTTGTTCAACTAATGCTTTCTTGTCTTCGTGGAATTCTTTCAATTCCTCTGCTAACTGATCAGTAACAAAGTTATCTAACTTTCCTACATGTTCAGCAACACGACTACGGTCGGCACGTAATTCTTTAACTTCGTTTGCTACTGCTGTAGTAACAAATTTGTCAAGTAGTTTTGCATGTTCACTAACAGCCTTGCGATATCTGACCTGTTGTTCGGCCAACGCCTTTCTGTCTTCTGCCAATTCTGCAACTTCGGCTTCAACTTTCGTTGTTATGAAGTTGTCCATTGCTTCAACGATTAAACCCTTATCGTGGGCATATCTTTGAGCGAACTCTTCACGTAGTTCTGCCGTTAATGCTTCTTTGGCTTCAGTTAGGCGTGACTCCCAAGTCTCTTGAATAGAAACACGCACTTCTTCCGAAAGCTCTGTTCCCTCAAGTATTTCATTAAATGTCACTGCCATAGTAGTTCTCCTACTTATTTTAAGTTTAATTCTCTAATAAAACCAGTGATTTGATTCATTAGATGTTTTTCTGCACTTATATCGTGTGTTACGGCGGCCGCGGTATTAAAAATAACTGCTCCGCCTCTCATGTTAAACAAACTTTCATAAATTGTCTTTGGGTAGGCATCCGGAGCACTTGGTTGTGCCACTATGTCGACAGTAACAATGTCAAAATCAGATACTTTACCTGACTCATTTACATTACCACTACCCCTACTACTTACACCCAGTTTTGCTCCTGCCTTTAAAAGGCTTCTTGCAATGTTACCCATTGGTGTATCTATGATTTTAAGTTTACCTAAGCCATCGCTACCATCTACAGACATGTCTGTGATAATATGGCTTACTCTATCTAAATTGATTTGTAGTTCTTCTGGATGGTCTAATTCGCCCAACACAGTTTCGCCAGTTCCCAATCTTGATCTAACACTTTCTACGGCACGTTCAATTTCACTTTTTGGATATACTCTTCCGTTTTGATTTTTAGTATCGCCCTGAATGAAAAGTCCTGCCATAAACAAGTCTTTTCCGTCTTCGGATTCTAATAACTTCAGTCCTGCCTGAGCAGGAGCCATATATTCATAAAGTTTTCGTGCCATAATTCCTAATTCCTATCAGTTTAAAAAGACTTATGCCTTTTTAGGTTCAACTTTAATGTTGTCTGTAGGTGTGTGATCCTTTGCTGATTCACCTTTATTACCTTCGCCGCCATCTTTGGCTTTGACTGGTGCGCCTGCGCCTGCTACTTTAGTAGACTTAGGTGCTTTTGTAAATGGTGATTCGTTGCTGTCTGCTTCGCCGCCTTTTGGCTCTGCTACAGTATCACTAAATTTTGTTGCTTCTTCAACAACTTCGTCTTCAACTGACTCTTCGATATCATATTCTACAGATTCGAATTCTTCTTCTTCACCGTCCATATCCATTTCCGGTGCTTCCATGTCATCTAATTCTGCATCATCTTCTTCGCCGTCGTCTGCTAATAACTTTTCGAATTCAGCTCTTAAATCTTCAAGTTCTGCTTCTAAATCATCGACTTTATCTTCAAGGTCTTCTTCACCTTCGATACCGTCCATTTCTTCTTCGTCATCTTCTTCAAGACCTGACTCGTCTGCTTCGATTTCGTCGTTGTCACGCATGATGTCGTCTTCGAAGTCGTTAGTTTGGTCGATTGTTTCTTCTACTTCTAACTCTTCTGCTGACTCTTCAACAGCCTCTTCATCAGATTCCTCTGATTCTTCAACTGCTTCTTCTTCTGATTCTTCAACTTC